TGCTGGGGAAGTGAAACAATATCTAATTAAAACGAATAAATTAATGATCTTATTAGATCAACATGATATACCGTTCGAATATCATATCAATTCCGATGAGAACAACACTATCGAAGTTGGTAACTGTGTTATCGAAGAAAAAAGAGAAGGCGTTTATTTTGTTAATACTAAAACATTTGGCGTAGCAACAAAGGACGTTAACGCGATTGTCGATTTTGTATATGGTTATCTTCGTTTGATGGAATCACATGATGAATATGTGAATGGAGGTTATAAAAATGAGCACTTTGAAAGATGAGGCGGTTGAGTATATAGCTGGTAATACAGAGAAAAGAGACAAGATGGAACGTGATTACGCTATGCATGCTATTGAAACATACGAGAAGTATGGTATCGAATCCCCAGATGAAGAAACATTAAAAGAAATGTATAGAATCGAAATGTTGAAATATAAAGGGAGTGCTAAAGATGAATAGAAAAGAGTGTATCAAAACGATTTTAATTAGTGTCGCAGCTATTGAGATTTACCGTTTACTTACTTATGTTGTTGAGCAAGTTAAGTATAAGCAAGACGATATTGACGTCCCGCCGAAAGACTTTAATGAATTTGATCATATCCATTTGAATGCTGAGGTGTCGGATTGATGGACTGGTATATTGTATTAATCCCAATTTTATATTTAGTTTGGATAGTTATTAAAAGCAGAGATGAGCGAAAATTATGAGCAGTTATGATTACTTGAGAATGGAGGGTAAGTATTGTATTCAAAAGAAGCTATTATTAACATGATTGATAATTACCAAATGACGTGTAAATATTTAGTTACTGTAATACCAGATTGTGATAGTAACTCAATTGCACAGTATGGTATACAAGCTACGTTACCTAAACCACAAGGGAAGAATGGGAGTAAGGTTGAGGACACTGCTATACGTCGTGAAAGAATGAGTGAACGTCATGCTCAGATGTTAGCGGAAGTAGAATTTATCAATCAATCCCAACAGAAGTTAGGACATGTTGACTTTATATTCTTAAGTCACTTAAAAAAGGGTAGACGCAGAGATGAAATAATAAAAGACATGCCAAACTCTCGATTAAATAGAACTAACTTTTTAGCACGTAAAGATGACTTGGCAGAAAAAATATACTTGTTACAGTGACGAAAATGACAAAAATGACAAAATTGACGAAAATGACACTATTTTAGAGTGGGCAGAATTTTTAATATAATGGTAGTGCGAAGTATGTAATTACTTTGCGCATGTAAACCTTTCTATTTTTATTCCTTTCAAATGATCGAACATAATTTTTCTCCTTTCTGACCTATCCGAAAGACAATTCGGGTAGGTTTTTGTATGTTAAAAAATAAACTAAAGAGCATATCGTGAGAGTTGGTGATATATGAGATGAAATTAAGTATTAAGCACAAGAAGTTTATTGATGAATATATAAAACACGGCAATGCTACAAGGGCATATATTAGTGCTGGATATTCTAAAAACAAAGCCAATACAAACGCAACAAAGTTACTACAAAATACTACAATCAAAGAAGCTATTAAACAAAGAGTAGAGGAAGCGCAACAAGAAAGTTTAATGAGTGTTACAGAGGCGTTAGCATTATCAGCATCTATTGCGAGAGGAGAGCCACAAAAAGCATACACTAAAAGATATGACCATTTAGAAGGCGAAGTAGATAAAGAAGTAACTTATACTATTACACCTAATGTAGAAGAACGCCAACGTTCGTTAGATCATATCTTAAAAGTACATGGTGCTTATATTGATAAGAAAGAAATTACTCAAAAGAATATCGAAATCAACATAGGTGATTATAATGACGAACCTTAAACTTAATTTCAATAAACCAGAGAAAGTATTCAATAAAAATATATTTGAGATACTTACTAATTATGAAAATTTTACAGAAGTACATTATGGTGGTGGCTCAAGTGGTAAATCGCACGGTGTTATTCAAAAAGTAGTGCTAAAAGCATTAATGAAATGGTCTATACCTAGACGTATCTTGTGGCTTAGAAAAGTACAATCAACGCTCAAAGAAAGTTTGTTTGAAGATGTTAAGAGCTGCTTAATTGATTACGGTATATGGGATATGTGCCAATGGAATAAAACTGATAATAAAGTAGTGCTGCCTAATGGTGCTACATTCTTATTCAAAGGTTTAGATAACCCAGAGAAGATTAAATCAATTAAAGGTATCTCAGACATTGTTATGGAGGAGGCGTCAGAATTTACATTGAATGACTATACACAATTAACATTGCGTCTAAGAGAACGTAAACATGATTTCAAACAAATATTCTTAATGTTCAACCCAGTATCTAAGTTGAATTGGGTATATAAATATTTCTTTGAACATGGCGAAGATATGGAAGGTGTAATGATACGCCAATCTAGTTATAAGGATAATAAATTTTTAGATGATATTACTCGTGAAAATTTAGAGTTATTAGCTAGACGTAATCCGGCTTATTACAAAATATATGCACTAGGTCAATTCGCTACTTTAGATAAATTGGTATTCCCTAAGTATGAAAAACGATTAATCAATAAAGATGAGTTGAGACATTTACCTTCGTACTTCGGACTTGATTTTGGATATGTGAATGATCCCAGTGCTTTTGTTCATGTAAAAATAGATAAACAAAATAAGAAGCTATATATCATTGAAGAATATGTTAAGACTGGAATGTTAAATGATGAAATTGCTAAAACAATAAAGCAATTAGGTTACGCTAAAGAAGAAATCACTGCCGATAGTGCAGAACAAAAAAGTATTCAAGAAATTAAAAAACTAGGCATTGAACGTATTAAGCCTACCAGAAAAGGTAAAGGTTCGGTTGTACAGGGACTTCAATTCTTAATGCAGTTCGACATAATAATAGATGAACGTTGTTTCAAAACTATTGAAGAATTTGATAACTACACATGGCAAAAGGATAAAAATACAGACGAATATCTGAATGAGCCAGTAGATACTTACAATCATTGTATAGATGCACTCCGCTATTCAGTAGAACGTTTTTATAAGCCACAAACAAATAAACGTTCAAATATTAGAAAAAGTATTAGCGCTATCAAATCAATGGGCTTATAAGGAGGGATAACGCTTGTTAAAAGTAAATGAATTCGAAAGAGATGCAGAGTACCGACAACATCGAGATAAGATATACAGACGTGACGCAGTAGAAACATATCGTTACGACGGTACATTAAGCGAGATATTAGGTGATTATGATTTCATTAGCGAATGTATTAGTCATCATTTAGAGGCGCAAGTTCCTAGATTGCAAATGCTTGATGATTACTATCAAGGACTTAACTACAATATCATGCGTAATCGTAGACGTAGAGAAAGACACTTAGCAGATAATCGTGCAGCACATGACTTTGCGTCATACATTGCAGACTTTATCAATGGTTATTGTTTTGGTCATGCGATACAAGTACAAACAGAAGATGAAAGTACACAAGAGAAGATTAACGGGCTACATAACTTAAACGACATCGACACACATAACCGTTCAATCGGATTAGACTTATCTATCTTTGGGCGTGCTTACGAATATATTATACGTAATCAAGATGATGAAGTGAGATTATACAAATCTGATCCACGTCATACATTTGTGATTTACGATAATACGATTGAACAGAATAGTTTAATCGCAGTGAGATACTGGCAAACGTCAACAAGAGAATATGATGACACAGATATTTACAATGTAGATATCATTACACCTAATGCAACCAATTTCTTCTATGCTAATAAGTCTACTAACTTATCGCTGCAAGAACGTAGACCACCAGAGGCACATTCGTTTGGTAAAGTAACAATCACAGAGTTTAGCAATAATGAAAAGCGTCGTGGAGACTTTGAGAAAGTTATTCCACTCATTGACCTATATGACAATGCACAATCAGATACAGCTAACTATATGAGTGATTTAAATGATGCAATGTTACTGGTAATCGGTAATATAGAACTCGATAGTAATACAGCACAGTTACAAAAAGACGCAAATGTATTCCACTTAGCACCTCCAGAGTACACAAATATGGATGAGAGAACGACAGAGGGTAATGTAGACGCTAGATACATCTACAAAGAATATGATGTAAATGGTGTCGAAGCCTATAAAGATAGAATCAGTCGTAACATTCATATGTTCACTAACACACCAGATATGACTGATGAAAACTTCGGTGGCAATCAATCAGGTGAAGCTATGAAATATAAGTTATTCGGACTAGAACAACGTACTGCAATCAAAGAAGGTTTATTCCGAAAAGGCTTGCGTAGACGTTATAAGTTAATCGGTCAAATCATGAGTATCAATCGTGAATTAGATAAAGATGCTATTCAAGATTTAACATTTACATTCACACGTAATATTCCTAAGTCAGTGAAAGATGAAATGGAAATGTACTTACAAGCTGGTGGAGAACTAAGCAATCAAACTTTAATGTCGCTTGTATCATTTATAGATAATCCACAACAAGAAATGGAACGTATTGAAAATGAAGAAGATGCTCAATTACAAAAATCAGATGAACGAATGTACAGACAGGACATAGGCAACTCTAATAATGATGAGGAGTGATAGTCTATGTCCTATTGGGAAGATAGAGCAAAGGAAATTATTGATGAAGAAAGTAAAACAGATTATGAGATTGCCCAAGAGATACAACGTATTGTCGATGATATGAATGAAGATATTGAAAATGAGATCAATCGTTTCTATGCAAGATATGCAATGAGAGAAGGTGTTACATTATCTGAAGCTAAGAAAAAGATTGATGCAGTAGATGTTCAAATATTCCAACAGAAAGCGAAACAGTATGTTGAGAATAAAGATTTTAGTGATAAAGCCAATGCAGAACTAAGGGCATATAATACTAGAATGTATGTTAGTCGTGAGAAGTTACTACAAGCGCAATTAGGTTTGATTGTCACATATGCATACGCTCAGATAGAACAATCTATGTATAACTACATGGAAAGTGCTTATTATCGTGCATTAGAGCAACAAGCAGGCATTCTAGGTGAAACACTTCAAGTGTCTATTAATGATGTTAAAACAATCATATTTACACCATTTAAAGGGCATAAATGGAGTACAAGACTTTGGTCAGATATGGACGTGGTAAGACGACACGTACAAAAGACCACACGTCATGTATTGCTACGTGGCAGACATCCTTATGAGTTTGTGAAAGATTTACGCAAAGATACAGGAGCAACAAGTTACAATGCTAGAAAATTATTGTTAACTGAAACTGCAAGAGTTCAAACATTAGCATCTAAACGACATATGTTAGACCAACATGGGGAAGATGCAGAGTATGAGTTTGTAGCAAAAATGGACGAAAGAACATCTAAAACATGCAGAAGTATGAACGGGAAAGTTTTCAAAGTCAAAGATATGATACCGGGAGTGAACGCTCCACCTATGCATGTATGGTGTCGTAGTATTGTTGTTCCAAAAGTTAGAAATTGGCGTGATAAATTCTTCGAAGAACGTAAAGGTAAATATAATCTAAGTAAATTCACGGAGTGATGAGATGGACTATTCAAAAAGACTAGATGACGTTATGGATGAATATTTACAAGTATTTGCGAAAGATCCAAACGATATTTTAACTGACGATATGACAGATTACGACAAGATTAAAAAGTTAGAAGAAGCCATACAATCAGGTGCTTCTGATGAATGAATTTCAAACAGCACTTATTGATGCGTTAAAAGGTATTCATTATGAATTACAGCGTCTGAACGATACAAATCCTAGTAATCAAGCACAAGCGAAACCTAAACAAGATAAAAAGAAATCATTCGAGCCTAAAAACTTTATTTGAGGTGGTACTCATGAGAAGTCGTAACGTGAAAATGGTGATCCAATTATCTCGTTGGTAGCATACGTTAGCTACTTGACCTAAGTAAGTCATTAAACTGCTCATAAACTATAACTAATTATAAGGGTTAAGTAACTTGTTTCCCTATCTAAATAATAATAGCGCACTAATCGGGCTTAATTGACTGATTGGGGCGCTTTTTTTATGCGGTAAATTCGAGTGCTTAACGTTTATGAGGAGGACAAAAAATGATTAAAGATGACTTATACAAATTAAAATTACAGTTTTTTGCAGAAAACGAAGGCGATTCTGAAAACACTAACGAAGATGACGATAAAGAGTCAGTAAACGATGACGATAAGAAGCAAGAAACTTACACAAAGAATGAAGTAGACTCGGCTATCAGTAAAGCAGTAGACAGCGCTTTGAAGAAACGTGATCGTAAGCACCAGCAAGAATTAGAACAAGCTCGTGAAGAAGCTAGAAAAAAGGCTGAAAGCTACGCAAAACTAACTGAAAAAGAAAAGCGTGACAAAGAAATTGAAGAACGTGAGCAAGCGTTAGCTGAAAAAGAAAAAGAGTTCAAACTACGTGAGCTAAAATCTGATGTTGAAAGTGACCTTAAAGAAAAAGGTTTACCTACTTCATTTGCAACGTCTCTTATTCATTTAGAAGGTGTAGAAAAAATTAATGAAGCTGTAAAAGAAATCAAAGCTGATTTTGACAATGCAGTACAAGAGCAAGTGAAAGAAGCTACTCGTCAATCTACTCCAAGCAATCAAAGTAGTAGTTTTGGCAATCGTCAGGCAAGTGGAAAGTCTATTCAAGAACTTGCTAATGAAAATAGAATCATAAAATAACGGAGGTAATTAATCTATGGCAGATGTAAAACCACAAGTGTTTAATCCAGATCATGTAATGATGCATGAGCATAAGGAAGGGGAATTGTTAAATGACTTTAACCAACCTATCCTTTTAGACATCTTACAAAATTCAAAAATCATGCAATTAGGTAAATATGAAGATATGAACGGGAAATCAGAAAAAGAGTTCACGTATTGGGCAGATAAACCGGGTGCTTACTGGGTTGGTGAAGGTCAAAAAATCAGAACTACTAAACCTAGCTTAGTAAGTGCTAAAATGCGTTCACACAAATTAGGTGTAATCGTTGTTGCATCTCGTGAGTTCTTAAACTACACATACTCACAATTCTTCGAAGCAATGAAACCGCAAATCGCTGAACAATTCTACAAAAAGTTTGATGAAGCTGGCTTATTAAACGTTGATAACCCGTTTGCTCAATCAGTAGAACAATCAGTAACAACTTCAGGTAATGTTGTAAATGGTCCTATTACTTTAGAAAATGTATTAGCGTTAGAAGATGAGTTATTAGAACATGATGTAGAAGCTAATGCTTTCTTATCTAAAACACAAAACCGCACAGCTTTACGTGGTGTACGTGACGAAAACACTAATGAAAATTACTATGATCGTTCTTCTAATACATTAGACGGACTTCCAGTAGTTGATTTAAAATCTGATGAAATTAAAAAAGGTGATTTATACGCTGGGGACTTTAATAAAATGTTCTACGGTATTCCTTACAACATGTCTTACAAAATTTCAGAAGATGGTCAGTTGTCTACTGTGCAAAATGAAGATGGTAGTCCAGTAAACTTATTCGAACAAGAATTAATCGCTTTACGTGTGACTATGGACGTTGCATTCCACATTGCAGATGACAATGCATTCGCTAAATTAACTGAAGGTGCAGCTGAAACTGTCTAATTAATCTAAGGAGGTCTGACACATGGCTTATTCATACGAAGTAGTACGACCATTTGTTGATGCAGAGGATAATAAACCTTATGAAGTGGGCGATATTTACCCTACTGACATCACAAATAAACGTATTACTCAATTACTACATGCTGATAACAAATACAACAAACAATATATTAAGTTAGTTGTTGATAGTAAGAATACAAAAGCAGAATTAATTAAAATTGCACGTAAACATGGTATTGATGTATCTGAAAATGATACGAAAGCAGACATCTTAGACACATTGGAGGGATAATATGGCTACATTAGAGAATGTTAAGCTATTACTCTCTATTAATGACAATGTTCAAGATGAACTGTTAAAAAGAATAATCGATAACACTGAAAAGCGTTTGATTAGCTTACTTCCTATCGGTATCGAAGAAGTTCCAGATAGATTGGAATACATCGTCGAAGAAGTAGCAGTCAAGCGCTTTAATCGTGTAGGCGCAGAAGGTATGACGCAGGAAAGCGTAGACGGGCGTTCTAATACGTTTCAAGCAAACGACTTTGATGAATATATGGATGTAATAGATCAATACGCACCACGAACAACAGGTAAACGTGGGGCAGGTATTTTCTATTGAGATATAACAAGAGAGTCGTGTTTGCTAAAGAGATGAAAGAAAAGTATAACCCTAAAACAAGCAAAACTGAAACATACGAAAAGCGCTACGATGCAATACCATGTAATATCAGTCCATTAAGTCCACAAAAAACAGTAGTGCAATATGGGGACATCAATAAAGATATTAATGTTATACGTTTAAACGGTCATTTTGAGCCTACTGTGACGCATGTTTATATCAACGATACTAAGTATCAGATTACGAAACGAATTGACTATGAACACGATACTGTGTTCTACGTTGAGGAGGTTAAGTAATGCGTTTTAAGAGTGGTGGAGATTTAGACGACTTAATCAGAGATTTTGACCGAATGCACAATGATGTTGATGATGATGTAGATGAAGTATTGCATAACAATGCGATTGAATTTAGTGCAGATACAGTTAAAAGTGCTAAAGAAGTAATGAACAAAGGTTATTGGACTGGTAACTTAGCTAGAATGGTTGAAGATGCTAAAGAAGGACATCTTAAATACGGCATCACTTCTAAAGCAGGTTATTCATCTTTCCTTGAATACGGTACACGTTACATGGAACCAGAAACGTTTATGTTCCCAGTCTACCAAGAGTTCACGAAGAAAGTCAGAGCAGACCTCGAAAGATTAATTAACGGTTAGGAGGTATGCGATGAAACAATCAGTGAATTTACAATTGTTCAATTATCTTTATACAAGGTTTGAAGAACTTGGCGTGCCTATTATTCGCACAAGCGAACTCAATCAAGAACTACCTTATCCTTTTATCGCCATTCAATCTATTAGAGATGATATACATCGTTTAACTTTTGACACTTACAGTGGTAGTCCTACTGCAATTATCCATATTTGGTGTACAGAAGATGATAAAGGTAAGAATGATGAGTTATACATTCAAGTTCAATCTATCCTACTAGATGAGATACAACTAGACGGATATACATTGACACTGCCACGAATTAGTGTGAATGAAAGTACAGAACAAGAAACTAATCAAACGTTGTCACACACAACTATAAGTGTAGAGTACGCAAGTCATTAAGTTGGCTTGCGTTTTTTAATACAAAAATTTAGGAGGTATTCAAAATATGCCAACAAAACAAGGTACTGATGAATTAGTATTAATTCGTAAAGTCGGCGATAGAAAAGACGCTAACAAAGTAATGTTAGTTACTGAGTTAGAACGCGAAACTGAAAAAGATAGAGATACAGAAGCTACATTTGATGGCTCAGTTAACTCTGGGGGTACATTAGAGTCTACTGTAACGATTAATTGCTACATGGACCAAAAAGATACATTATGTGATGAAATTGAGGATGCTACGGAAGACGATACGCCATATGAGTTATGGGTAATCAATAAGCGTGTTCAAAATAGCGAAGGTAAATATAAAGCTGAATATAGACAAGGCTACTGGAATAGTATCACTCGTACTAATGAAGCAGACGGTATCGCTGAATTTGAAACAGAGTTCGGCGTTTATCTTAAAAAACAACGTGGATTTGCTACATTACCGCAAGCGATTGAAGAAAACAAAGCTGCTTATGGCTTCCATGATACTGTTGCATCTGATCCAGCAGATGATGGTTTGGCTGATAGCATTCCACAACCAACAGAAGTTGAAACTGTATAAACATGAGGGGAATATCCCCTCTTTTTATTTGCGCAAATAAAAAAATAAGTGAGGTATTTAATTTATGGAAATTACTTACAACGGTAGAAAATTAGAATTATCATTTGGATTTAAAGCGTTAAATGCTATTGATAGAAAATTAGGTGTTGAAGCAGAACAGATGAAATTCGGAATGGGCTTACAGTCTACAATTCCTTTTGTATTACAAGGAAATCCTATTACTTTAGGTGAATACATTATAGCTATGACATCACATCATAAAAAGCATCCTACTGAAAACGACATTTTAGATGTTCTAGATGATATTGCTGAAAATCAAGGTTTAGTAGAATTTGCCGAAGAATTAGTGGAGACACTGGGAAAGAGACCTTCAACCCAAAGCCTAGTGCCAGACAGATTCAAACCAGCGAAGAAAGACAACAAGAAGAAATAGAAAATGAGCCTTTAACATACGAAAAGATTATTGTGCTATGTATGAGTAAACTCAAAATATATGACTTAAAACGCATAGAAATGATGACTTTAACCGAATTTAACTATCGTATGTGGGCTTATGAATATGAGCAACTCGATAAAGATATGGAAATGTACAAACTTGCCTTTGCTATACGTGATGCGCAAGCTGAACGTAAGAAACGTGGTGGTAAAAAAGGTGAATCTGAGTACGTATTCAAAAGTGCGAATGACATCATAGACTATGAAGAAAATATCAAGCGCTTAAATAAAGGTGAAGCCATTAAATATGGCTCAGACTCTAAAAAAGAAGTTAATGCACCATCTGATTTGCTCAAATTGATTGCAAGTCATAACAATTCTTTAAGAAAGGAGTGATAACGTGGCAGAGGCTAATTATAGTATTAAAGCGCAGATTGAAGCGAATACTCGTAAGTTTAAAAGTGCTATTCAATCAGCTAAGAAAGTGGCTCAAAACTTCAAGAAAACACAAGAATCAATCAAAGATACTAAATTAGATGGCGATTCTTCTGGCGTAATGAAAGCAGTTAAAGCAGCAAGAGATGCAGTAAAAGGCTTTGATAATACTCATGCAGATGCAGAACTTGACGCAGATATTTCTGATGTTAGAGAAAAAGTTGCACAAGCTAAGACATTAGTTGAAAAGTTCGATGCTTACCGTGGAGATGCTGAGTTAGACGCTGATATATCTAAAGCCACTACAAACATTAAGAAAGTTCAGAAGTACTTAGATATGTATGACAATTCTGATGCAGAAGCAGATGCAGACGTGAATATTAGAAAAGCTATTACACATATATCTGAATTACAACATAACCTAGATGGTATTGATGGTAGTAAGTATTCAGCAGCTTTAGATGCAGATGCAACTAGAGCAAGAGAACATATTAAAATGGCTAAGAAACAGTTAAATGACTTTGCTCATCAAAAAGCTAAAGCTAATCTTGAAGTTGATAGCGCAGGTGCTATTGCTCACATAAAAGCGTTCAAAGCCATGCTACGTTCTATCCCTAACCGTGTTCGTACTCGGCTTGATGTAGATGGTGGTAACTCATTAGGTTTCTTTAGATCATTAGGAGCAGCGATTGACGAGTCAACTAAAACATGGGATAAATTAGCGACTAAGATTAGAACAATTGGAACTGTGTTAGGCAATATGATACAAGGTGCTTTATTATCTAACATCACTCTATTAGTACCGGCGATTGCTAGTTTAGTACCAGCTTTAATGGCAGTATTAAATGCTATAGGTGTAGTAGCTGGTGGCGCACTAGGTTTAGCTGGAGCCTTTGGAGTAGCTGGTGCTGGTGCAGTAGCATTTGGTGCTATGGGAATTAGTGCCTTAACTATGCTAGCTGATGGAACATTGGAGGCTACTAAAGAAACAGAACGTTACGAGGCTTCGTTAGATAGCTTAAAGAGCGCTTGGGCTGATCTTATCAAACAAAACCAAGCGCAAATATTTAACACATTAGCAAATAGTATTGATACTGCTAAAGTTGCGTTAGCGGGACTTACACCATTTATCAATGGCGTATCTAAAGGAATGGAACAAGCAAGCGCTAAAATGCTTGATTGGGCTAAAAACTCACAAGTAGCACAAAAGTTCTTTGAGATGATGGGTACAACTGGCGTAAGAATATTTAACAATATGTTAGATGCTGCTGGCTCATTTGGTAGTGGCTTAGTCAGTGTGCTTACACAAATCGCTCCATTAGCTGAGTGGGTATCACAAGGCTTTAAGAAGATGGGGCAAGCGTTCAATGAATGGGCGCAATCAGTTGAAGGACAAAACGCAATTAAATCATTCATTGAATATACCAAACAGAACTTGCCATTGATAGGTCAGATATTCGGTTCAACATTTAGAGGTATATTCAACTTAATGAAAGCATTTGCGCCTAATACTCATCTTGTATTGCAAGGTTTAGCAGATATGGCTAACCAATTCGAACAATGGAGTTCAACCATTGCAGAGAGTGACGGTTTCGAGAAGTTCATTGGATACGTTCAAGAGAACGGACCGAAACTTATTCAGTTAATAGGAAACATCATCAACATAATCATTAACGTAGCTACTGCTATGGCACCTTTTGCGGCTGCTTTATTAG